CACGCCGTCGGGTGTTGCCGTCGCCATCACCGCGATGGCCGGTGGCACGCAGAACCCCACGACGCTGGCCACAGCACTCGCCACGCTTGGTGATCGCGTCTACGACCTGTTCATCCATCCCTATACCGATGCGGCCAGCCTGACGTCGTTCAAGACGCTGTTCAACAACACGGACGGCCGCTGGGCACCGATGAACCAGCTTTACGGCCACGGCATCACGGCGTTTCGCGGCACGTATGGGGACGCCACCACGTTCGGCCTGACCCAGAACGACCCGCACACCACGGTCATGCCGACGTCCGACAGCCCCTCGCCCCCCATGGTCTGGGCGGCGCAGGTCGGCGCCATGGTCGCGGCCAGCATCCGCACCAACCCGGCCATCCCGGTCACGGGCGTGGCGCTGACGGTCATGCCGCCCACGGATGCGGGCCGGTTCATCCTGGACCAGCGCAACAGCCTGCTGCACGACGGCATGTCCACCTTCACCGTGGATGACAGCGGCACGGTCAACATCGAACGCCTGGTCACGACCTACCAGGAAAACGCCGAGGGCGTGCCCGACGACAGCTACCTTGATATCGAAACGCTGATGACGGCCATGATCTGCCTGCAGGACATGCGCATCTATCTGGCGTCACAGTTCGGCGGGTGCATCCTCGTGGCCGACGGGACCAAGATCCCGGCGGGGGCGAAGGCCACCACGGCGCAGCTGATCGGGAAGGCCTGTTCGGCCCGCTACAACTGGCAGTGTTCGCAGTTCTGGGCGCAGAACGCGGCCGCTTTTGCCGCCAGCATCCAGGCGCAGAATCAGGGCGGCGGCGTCGTGGCGCTGCTCATGCCCTATGACTTCGCCAACCAGTTGTGGGTCATCGCTGGCAACTGCCAGTTCGTGAAATCGTAAGGAACCGCCAACCATGTCCGGAACCGTATATCGCGGGCCGCTTGGCGGCACCGCGACCCTCACCGTCAACGGCATCGTATTCAACGTCGTAAGCGAAGCGCAGTGGCAGGCCTCTGGCCCCGTCAACGAAACGGCCAAGGGCCAGAGCGCGGTCGAGGGTTTCACCCAGATGCCCGGCCAGGGCTTCATCAGCGCCACCTGCCGTGACCGCCGCGATTACCCGG